TGATAGCCTGAGTCTTTCGAAACGCAGTCATACGCTTGATGGGAGTCCAAGTACGCCTCGCTTCTTTTTCCCACTTCATGAGAACCTTGTACTCCTCGTGCATCTTCTTCACATGATCCAGAAGCTGGTCTCTGAGAAGTGCAATATCAGAGAGACGTGTTCGATCGAGATTCGGGGCGAACGGGGCACGAACCGCTGGTCGTGGAGACCCGTAGTCGCTGTCTGATTCGTCATCACTCGCAGTGTCGCTGTAGTAGAATTCGTCTTCGTGAAACGGTTTATCACCGTTGAGCTTGTCGTAGACGCGCTTGAACTTGTCGGTCATCTTCAGATACATCCCATCAGAGATCTGACCGGAGATTTCGTCGAGGCATGTCATGAGGCTTTGGAGATCTTCCATTTTTTCAGTTGAAAAATTTCAAAAGCTCGATTGACTTAGGTTGTTTTTTTGAATATCAATGTAGAAGTGGAGAATGTTTAATCTGTTTTTTATCAAGAAAAAGTTTTACTTAGGTTTAGATTATGACTCTATCTTTCTTTTTAGACCAATGCAATTTATTATTGTTCATATATTCATAATATTTTCCATGTGTACCATCAAATGTTATATTATTGTTATATAACTCTCCATCTTCTTCATATATGGAATAGTTATAGTATTTTAATTTAGGTGCAATGGATTTTGTATACATATTTGGTCCAGTTATTTCTAATATGTCATTCGATTTGTTATAATTTATTTGATGACACATATCATCTATTACACCTTCCAATAATGGATGTCGTTTTGAAAACATGAAAACACTTTGTAACAATTGTTTTTTATTACCTTTTGGTTTGTGATCAATATCGTAATATTCGTCTAATTCCATGTAATCATGCCATAACCACACACCTATATGAATTTTATTACCCATAAGCCATTGATTTAAAGGGGTATTTATCTTTATTTTTACGTCTAAGTATATACCACCTTCATTATAAACTATTATATACCTAAAGAAATCACTAATACACGTATAACATTCTGGGTTTATTTTTTCAAAGCATTTAATTATTTTTTTATTTGTATTTTGATACACATACCTTTTTATATCATCATAATCATAAAACATAAAGGTGTATTCTGGATTTTCTTTTTTATTTTGTTCAATAACATTTTTAACAAAAATTGGTAATTTATCTTTTCCCTGTATGTAAATTTGATGTACAATTTTAGGAACGTTTTCACGCCTTTGTTTAATATAATAAATAACAAAGGTTAGTGTTATTATTAACAATAACAACACTAACATACTATAAGTACAACTTTTTTTAAAAAGAAGTACAAGACTTATCAGCAAAACCTACGAAGAACGCTGTGCATATCATGATGATAAATACTAGGGTTTGTCGGCGTTTCGGTAAAAAATACATTCCACCGAGTAGAGATAATACGACATAAAAATAAAAAAATTGTGCATATTCCACAAAAGCTCTCAAATATCTTGTTGTGGATATAGCCCCGGGGTATGATATGAAGATACTATCAACTTCATTTTCATTTTGTAGAGGACTAAAGTTTTTGAAAATTTTTTCATCTTTGTCTACCTTTATAAAATCGTATTTATTACAAAGTTTATTAAAATTGCGTTGATCGTCTTCACATTTTAAAAGCAATTCATCTTTTAAAACTTGTTTGAGTTCTTTAACATATCCCATATACAAACCAGCGTTCGCAATTGAATTATCACACGTTCCAAACATAAATGATTGTAAAAGCCAAGGTGGGTTATTTGAAAATAACACTTTACACTTGTAGCTTTCAAAAAATTTCTTTACATTTTCCGTGTTTTTATTAATTTTGGTATCAAAACCATCCAGATACACAACTATATCGTCGTCATTTTTAGTTTCAAGATGTTTAATAACACCTTTGGATTTATCAGAAAATCCATTCCATTTTGTACCCCAACCTAAAACTTTTATGGGAATTCCAAATTCATTATTGATGAGTTCTTCATACATCCCCTGGCTTTTATTTGCATACGTAACTATTTCTACGCTCATATACAATTCGTATACATAATAATTGATGGTTATGAAGACGTAAATTTTTCTTTTATACCTCCGACAACTTTTACTATGGTGACGAGTGATGAGAACCACCATATATATTTCACATCCATCGTAGTAAATCTTATCGTAGGAATTCTCAGTCTGGGTTTTTTCAATTTTTCATGTAGTCGTTTAAGCGCGTCGCACATTTTTATGTATTTACCTTCCGGTAAATAGTCTCTATATTCATCTAAACCCTTCATGACTATAGCTAGATCTGGGTCTACACCCATTTAACTTTAGAGAGTAAAATAAAATACCAAACTTCACTCAAAATTATAACTTGTTGTGACATGACCAACATTTTAGCACGGTCGCTCTTAGGTACTATATCACCGAACCCCACACTCGACATCGTTGTCGTAGCGAAATAGTATGGGTCTAACGGGCTCTTAAAATCAAAATCTTCGGGTCCCATCCTACTATAGATGAATCCATATACGAGAGTTGTGAGAAAAATTAGAAAGAAATTATTAACTACACGTTTCATTAGTATACGTAAAGAAATAATTAATTTACAATATTTACTCCTTCCCTGACAGCCTTTTTTACGAGACTATTATACCAAAAAAGTATTTCGTCTTTCGTTTTAGATACACTTCTGGGGTGTATACGTTTAACTAGACCAAGTTCTCTATTTTTTAAAGAATTTATTGATACTTTAGGTTTGTTTGTAAAACAAGAATAACACACCGATTCTACTTTTAGACCTATGAATGAATAATATTGTTCGTTATTATCTACAAATATAGGATTTGTATGTAAGTAAGTTCGTATAAAGTTTTTAGTCTGACGATTTCTCGACACGACTCGGGGTTTCAGAGGAGCTTTACATCGACTACATTCTCGAGTCCATTTGATGTGCATAATATTAAAATGTATGTATACTTTAAATGTCTTCAGCCAAAGGTATTATAGGTCTCATGGTAGGAGTAGGTTTGGGCTTACTCATCATGTGGCTCATAAAGTTGCGAACACCAGGTGGGTCTCCAAAAACAATGATTAATGGTATACCTTTTAAACCAGGTGTTAGTCCCATATTGGATGCTATAGGACGTGTTCAAAGTGAAACAAATGAAGCATTACGAGGACCTTTATGTAATGCTATACATACGGCCGAACTTGGCATTTTGGAACAACTTGAAAATATTCAGGAGCCTATGACGTGTGTTGATCTTAAACTTTTATTACAACAAGAAAGAGATGATTATATAACGCTTGAATTTGATGATGAAGAAGATACCATAGCTAAAAAAATAGCCATGGATTTGTACACGGAAATAGATTTACTTATTAATAAAATAGATAAACGTTTTTGTAAAAAAGAATCTGATATGATAACCGGCAAGGATATACTGACGTTAATAAAGGAAGTTAGGGACGCATTTTGTTATGATAAAGATGAATACGATAAAGTTACTATAAAACAACTCGTAGAAGAAGTTGGATATTCAACGGTTCAACTTAAAAGACATATGTACGACCCCATGATACCTTACACCGATGTTATACGCGATTCTATCTCGTGGCTTGAAAGTACGCTAGGAAAAGATGATACTCCCCCCGCTCCATGGGAGAACCGCACACTTATCGCGGGGGCGGAGGGGAACCCTCAGAGTTGTATAGAACTTGCGGAAGGCGAACCTGATGATGAGGAACTAATATTTATGCACGATGATTCAGATCCACGTTTGGCAGACTTTGTCATTGGTGGACAGACACCCGAAGATGCATTTGCGAATGGTGCATTGCATGCATGTCGTCAGATAGAAAAAAGGATAGTTCGTGAATCAGATGATTCTGGGCCTACCTCTATTACATTACCCACAGCGACTGAAAGATTTAATAGGTATGGCGACGCGTGTGAAGTGCCCGAAGATCTTATTTTTGAAGAGTATCACACATCCCTCGCCCCGGTGGAGACACCCAACATAGACGAATACGTTAGGGGTAAAAAAACGGTGTGTCTTTTTTATGATAAAGAAGATCTTCAAGCAGCCGCGACAGCTGAGGAAGAAGCTGAAAATGATACCTAAGTCAATCGATAAAATTTATAAAACAACAAAGAAAATGGAACAACGCGCAATGAACATCTGTAGAGTGATCGAGCCAACCGAAAAATCTGAGCGGTTGGCTCGAGCGCTTGTAAATTTAAAGCGAAATTATAATAATCATGATCAAAACAGGCAGGCCAGGTCTATCGTTTTTTTGGAAGAGGCTCCTAAGCAAGAGGTTGTCCAAAAGCACACGAATCACGTATGTAAGGCTACAACTCTGAAGGGTAAGCCGTGTAGCTTTAAGGCGGTGTGTGGTGGGTATTGTAAAAAACATGGAATATCCATGGGTGGTGTAAGTCTTGGTAAAAAAATAGTCGTTTAATATAAATGTTTGATCAGGACACACTTAAACCAGTCATCATATCTATGATCGTTTATATAGTCATCGCGAAGGTATTACCGGATCTTATGAAGAAACCCACGGGTATAAGCTTCATAGATGATATCAATTCCATGTTAATCTCCCAAAAGGGATCTATAGGTTCAGGTGCTCTCCTCACCGGTCTCGTCGTTCTCATCACCAATTACATTTACGAAGAATTCTCTTAAAACGTTTTCACGATTTACAACTTGTTTAGTAAAATTGTGATCCATAGTATATACCTTGTTCTCGTACGCGTGTTTCATGAACTCCAAGAGTTGATCGAAATTGGGTTTCCCCCAAATCATTCCTTTTTGAAATAGGAAATCGTCATTCTCCAATTCTTGAAGTTCACAATTAATCATGTAAGGTGATTTGATATATTCAGAAGGTCCTCCAAAATCTGTTAAGATGACAGGCTTATCCCGAATCGCCGCTTCTATGGCTCCCATACCAACACCTTCAGATTTGGAAAAGTTAACATAACAATCACACCTTCTATGTAAATCGTCCATTTCATGACTATCTAGCATATTGTTTATGACTTCAACCCGGGGAAGTCGAATATCTACATCTTGATTACACGTAGCTTTGACAACTAAACGAGTGTTAGGTTCATTTAGACGAACAAATGCTTGTAAAATTTGTTTGAAATTTTTACGATCGTCCATGATGTTGCCTATATGATAAAATACATAAGGTTTCTCTCGTGGTTTGGGTATATGTGCGTGAATGACATAAAAGTCATTTTTTGGAAATTGCCGAGACAGGACGGATTTACAGAATTCACTGGGTACAGCAACACGATCAAATTCTTCCATGATCATCCCGTAATCTTCATGTACCGTGGTAGTTTCACAAACGGTCATACAAGCTAAATGCTTTACACGCGTTTTTGCATACTTGGCGTATTCTATATGTTCTCGTAAAGGTAGTAAAAATATCAGGCCGTATTCATCTTCGGGTATTTTACTCCCTATTGTGAAATACGAAGCATCTGGGAAAATTTTGGTATATTTATTCGCATGTTGACCTATCCCACTTTTTAGGGATGAACCAATGAATAACATTTAGTATAAAGATAATCTTACTTTTATATATATAGCAATGGATTCTTTACGCGATGAGATCGAACAGGAAATGAAAATTCTCAACCTCGATAAAAGGCGTCTTTGTAACCTTCTCTTAAAGGTTCTCGATGCGTCTGAATTAGGTGGCTCTTCCGCGATGGAAGGTGCCCGTGGCGCCCCAGGTCCTCCCGGCCCCCCGGGACCCCGTGGTCCTTCCGGGCCTCAGGGCCCACCCGGTGCGAGTGTTGCCCCCGCAGCCAAGTCGGATGACAAACCCGCAGCTAAACCTGCGGCTAAGAAGGCGGCCAATACTCCAGCTAAGAAGAAGGCGTTAACCGGAGTTTAAATAAAAATAATATATCGGGTTTTAAACCCTAATATGGACATGAATGTCCCGACACTCAGTCAGGAAACATTTCTATATTAGAGTTGATTTATTTATCACCATAAATTTGTAAAATATCTTTTACTATAGGAGATCTTTCTATATCTTCATGACTAAAAGTTATACACTCTATGCGTTTATAATTTGTCTTTTGTATTTTTTCATAAATATCTTTTAATCCGTTATCATCATATTTTCTATCGTGTTGATTTAAATCACCTGTTATTATCATTTTACTATCATTACCTATACGAGTGAGAAGCATTTTCATTTGATTGGGGGTACTATTTTGCATTTCATCCGCTATGATAAAAGCGTTCTTAAAGGTTCTTCCTCTCATATAAGCTAATGGGCATATTTCTATTATTTTTTCTTTAATCATATTTCCTATTTGGTATTGACTATAAAATTCGGAAAATATATCCATGATGGGTCTCGTCCAAGGATCCATTTTTTCTTCCAGTGTCCCGGGTAGGTATCCTATATCTTCTTCGACAGACACGGCTGGGCGTGTTAAAATTATTTTATTGAAATCGCCGTCATTTAAACCTTCTATAGCGGCGTAACACGCAAGCATAGTTTTACCAGTTCCAGCAGGACCTATGGCGAATATCATGGGTTTACATCCGTGTAAAACTCGTTGATAATCTTTTTGGTTATCATTTTTTGGTATAGCTGACGGAATTGGTATTTCTATGTCGAATTGTATATCTTGATATTCTGTTTCAAATGAACACGGTGATAATTTTTCTCTTTTTTGCTTCTTACCTCCCATACTTTTTACTCAGAAGTTTTTGGTAAATTATCCACCAAGAGTCTCGCACTGGGATCTGTTATCTTTGTCCATTTCGGTCTCCATATTTCACTTATGAGATGGTTATGATGGTCTCCGTAATGATCCCAAAAAATGATTCTATAAAGAGCTTCTTCTTTCGTTAGAGGTGTGTTATAACCTTTCGATAAAACCCGTGTTTTGCTAAACATTTCATCAGTGATGACCTGTTGTGAATGTGTTTTAACATGATTAACCCACCTACTTCCAACCGCATCACTCATACCATCCTTACGTCTCCATAAAATTTTATCCGGGAGATATCCTGTAAAAGCCTTTCTCAAAATATGTTTTTCTAATTTATGTATTTTTAGTTTTTGATTCATGGACATACAAACTTCTATAAATTCTTTATCCAAAAATGGGACGATGAGATCAAGACCGTGGGCACCGGCGCAACGATCCGCTCGAAGTCCATCGAATTGGTGAATTAGCTTTAGGCGTCTCATGTTTTCGTGAGCAAACTCTTCAACATCTGGGGCGTTGTGAAAGTATAAATACCCTCCTAATATTTCATCCGCACCTTCACCGGAAAATATATACCTACAATTTGTATTCTCTTTTATATATTTACATAACATCCACATAGGTATACTCGCCCTAACGGTAGTCGTATCGTATGATTCTAGAGAACGAATAACATCCGACATATACTTAATACCATCATCAACCGTGAAAATGACTTCTGTATGGTCAGATCCTATATGTTTTGCAACAATTCTCGCGGATTCGAGATCTGGACTATCGTGTAGACCAATTGAAAATGTTTTAATTTTTCCAAGTTTTTTAGACGCAATCGATGCTATGAGACTACTATCCAAACCACCGGAAAGTAAAAATCCTACATCACGATCAGAGTGTTCCAATCTTTTATGTAAAGCTGATTCTAGAGTTTCTTTTACGATTTGACTAGAATCTGTGGTGAGATATTTATACACGTGCCAATATGTATTGTAATAGCAAATAAAACTATCCACGTACGAATCGTAGATATATCCAGGTGGAAATACATGTATTGTTGATTGTAAAAACTTCAGAGCTTTGACCTCACTCGCGAAAGCTATAGATCCTTTATCATATCGAGTGTAAAACAGAGGTCTTACACCTACGGGATCTCTAGCGGCCATGACACGCTTTCCATTCGTATAGACGAATGCAAAATCCCCTTGCATCATATCGACGGTTCTAATTATTCCAACTGATTCGATCATAGGTAACAGAACTTCACAATCACTCTCACTCTTTTCATCACCTGTTGTAAAATCGTTATAATTGTATATTTCTCCATTACATACTAGCATGGATTTGTTATGTCTAAAAGGTTGCATACCATTTTTAGATAAATCCTTTATAGAAAGCCTATAAAAATCCATACGACATTTACCCATAACATCTGACTTATAATCATCCGGACCCCTATGTGTCAGTAAATCTACGGGGACCTCTACTTCTTCCCCGTATAAAGCTAGAATTCCACACATGAATATACTTACCTCATATCCTTAAACTGATTAAAGGTAAACGCAGTATAATTTATAATGATTGTGGATTGTTTTACATTTTATAACGAACTTGACATTTTGAAAAAAAGATTAAAATATCTCTCTCCAGTTGTGGATAAATTTGTACTAGTAGAATCTACAAAAACATTTAGAGGTAATTCTAAAGAATTATTTTATGAACAAAATAAAAAAGATTTTGATGAATGGAAAGATAAAATTATACACGTAATTGTTGAAGATAATCCGGATGATAAAAACCCGTGGATAAGAGAGGCTCATCAAAGAAATTGTATAACACGAGGACTCACCGAACTTTCGGTAGAAGATCTTGTTATGATTTCTGACGTAGATGAAGTTCCCAAAACTGAAATCATTAGAAAACTTCATAAATCGTTGGACACTATAAGTTTACATATGATTACATTTAATTATTCTATCGAATATTTTCAAACATTTGAAAAATGGTTCGGAACTGTTATATCTACAAATAAAAACGTAGTTGATAAAACTCCCCAATATCTCAGAGATAATAGATGGAAATTTTCACATGTAGAATTTGGTGGATGGCACTTCACCTCATTCGGTGATGTAGATTTTGTATCTAATAAAATTCATAATTTTTCCCATTGTAATGACGACGATGTAGACGAAAATATGACTGAAACGTATATGAAAGAAAAATTATCACATAACGGTAAATTTAAATTAACACCTTCACCACCAGAACTTATAGCATCTTTACCGGATATTTTCAGATAAATAACTTAAAAGATCTAACAGCATTTACATATATGCACCCCACACAACTTTATGTGGATATTTGTAAACGTCTCAAAACGTACTTTAAACCTTTTAAAACAAATTTGAAAAAGGTTAGATTTGGACCACATGGGGATGGTGGATACGTGGCTGTAGATATGAAAGAATACGACGCTTTGTATAGTTATGGTTCAAACGATGAAATTGAATTTGAAAAAACCTTTTACGAAAAATACAAAAATCCATGTTATGTTTACGACCACACTATAAAAGAGATAACTGATAAACCTAATTATGTACACTTTTATAGAGAGGGTGTTTCATCTAAAAAGGAGGAAAATTTAAATACTATTGATGCACATATAGAAAATAATGGACACACTGAAAATACTAATTTATTTGCACAGATAGATGTAGAGGGAGCTGAATGGGATTCGCTCATAGCATCTAAATATCTTAAAAATTTTTCACAGATGATCATAGAGTTTCATTTATTTGGAAATCTTCTATCGTACGATAAAAAGATAGATGAACTTTATCAACATCTAAATAAGCATTTCATATGTGTACATGTTCACGGGAATAATTATCCATTGGTTCCTTGGATAGATAATAATTTTCCCATGGTGTTTGAAGTCACATATATTCGTAGGGATTTGGTAAATACTATAGAACCTGAAACTGAACCGTTTCCAATCAAGGGGCTCGACTATCCAAATTATATAGGTCGTCCAGACATGCATATAGATTATTATATCACATAATCCCTGGAACCATTTTGATCTTATTCACGTAGTATATATAACCACCTACTAGAGCTGCGAGTGCCAATAAAATATAATTAAATGATATCTTTTTACGTTTTTTCTCAGTTTCCTTTATAATCTTTTCAGCTTCTTCTTTAGTCGGGAGTCTTTCCACGCTCTGATGTAATTTTTCAATCTTACCTATGAGAGCGTGTATAGCTTCTAAAATCTGTGTTTCTTTGGAAATGGGTGTTTCTTTATGGTCAACGGTTGTGACTTCTAATATCATGTGCCACTTCGTAGCTGGGTTTAGATTTACATAATCCCCGTCATCCTGTTCTTCGAATATTTCAAAGTCTAATTTTTGTATAGACATGGGGTTGAAATAATTTGTTTTTCTGTTGAAGCTTTTCCATTGTTTATCTCGTAAAACAATACCATCCGTTCCGTTAAAGTGTCTCTCCAAAGGTACACGTGCAAAAATATGTCCGTGGCGTTCATCGAGCATTTGCGCAACTTGAGGTATATTTGGACACAAAATATCTACATGTTTTGCTATGTTAGTGTTTAGGTCAGTCGTGGTGGCTCCAACCTGTGTTATGTAAAAATCTACCATCTTTACACCTAACACACGACTGAAATCTTCCACGTGTGTATTTGAAGTTAGTGATAGATCTAGCGAAAATGTATTATTAGTTCCATTTACATAGTTGGAATCGACTACTATGTATTGAACTTTTTTAGGTATATCGTGGATCGACACCATTCTAATATTCTCACAGAAATAAAATTCACCTAAGTTGCGACGATGTTTGTATTTTTATCAAGTAAAAATGGAATTCGGTGTACCGTGTATATCTCCCATGACCCAATTAGATGAATATATCAAGGATAATTTATTTGCTGATGAACTGCGAAAGATGTTTCAAGATATTGCCAACGAGAACGATAAGTTGCGAGGGGAGATTAGCGAACTCAAGAAAAAGGGAAAAGTTGCAAAAGTAAAGGTTGAGAAAATCAGGTGCCCGTGTCAAACGGCTAAGGGGGAACAATGTAAAAAGTTTTGCGCAGAAGGTTTGCAGACGTGTAAAGTCCATGCGCGTCCTCCCAAACCCGCTAAACAGCCAAAGCCTCCAAGAGTGAAGAGACCTGCGTGTACAGGGATCAATATAAGGGGTAATCCATGTCGCAATAAATGTATCGAAGGTGAAACATTTTGTGAGAAGCACGATCCTTCCAAACCTCCGACGACTAAAAAAACAAAACGTCCCAAAAAGAGAGATGTCCCCGTTCATAATCATGCCCCGGGAGAGACTCCGTCAGAACCTTGTACACTTTGTCAAACGCACGGTGATATATTCGATCCGAACGTCATCAACGTAGACTTTAAAGAATCTCAAGGAGATGATGGATTGATGCTAAAAGATAGAATTTAAAACCTTAGTGGATATAAATTGTAATGAAAATAAAAGAAATGTCAGCTATTCGAAGATTAAACGTTTTACAAAATCATTTTAGAAATTTTTCTCCTTTAGCTTTATCCGAGCAAGTATTATTCGAAAATAAAGCTCCTAAAACTTTAGAAATTTTTCCGGAAATTCCTAAAAGATTCTCTATTCATTTGGATATTAATCATGATCACAAGTTAATCGAATTTGAAACTGAGAATATGTCTGTACACGACAAAATTAACGTCTACCTAAAATATAAGGACCACGTGAGACAGACATATCCAAATTATATCGTCAAGGAACGACATGAATAATACCTAAGTCTAGTGAATGTTTCATATATTTTATGAAAAATGAAATATTGTACCGTGACGAGTTCTATGTCTAAGAAATCTGTTGAGGTGGATAGCACGAATCATATGTGCGCGGAGAGGCAGTTAATACGAAGGTTATATAGGGAATGTATACGAAAGGGGTACAAGCCACACCAGTTTTCTGATTGGGTTCACCGAAAGTATGGACACCTCATAATATCTAGAAATACAACGTATGGTGCGGGTATATCAATGCCTTGTGTTTTATGTAGAAAGATGATAGAACGATACGATATATGTTGGATGGCATATGATGGAGAGGAATGGGTACATAGTGTAAAAACGGCGGTGCTACCTCAATCTATTCCTACGAGAAAGCAGAAGGACGTTCTCGGTTTTGGAAAATGCACCTAAGTTGTAAAGTAGTATTATTTTTTTGTAAGATGAACATATTTTTTCTTTCATTGAATCCTAAGGAAATCGCCAAACTATCATGTGATCAACACGTCGTTAAGATTCAACTTGAGATTTGTCAAATGTTATACACCGCTTGGTTTTTTTCGGGTCAAGAAGAATACGTCAGAGAACACGCCCCCTTGACGAAAGATGGAAGTAAGCGTGGATACAAACCCGCACATAAGAAGCACCCCATGACCATGTGGATAGGTTCCAGTATCAAAAATTATATGTATGCTTGTGAAATCGGACTCGCTCTCAGTAATGAATACACAGAGCGGTACGGGAAAATTCACACGTGTGAACACCATTTGCGTTGGTTATACGAAAATCACCCATCTCATTTCGAAGAACGTAAAAGTGAGACTGCTTATTATTCTATGGAGGGTATTCCAGAATGTATGCCCGAGCAGTACAAGTCTCCAGATCTTGTATCAGCTTATAAAATGTATTACATAAACGACAAATCCCCCTTTGCGAGATACAAGTGTGAAAGACCTAGTTTTATGTGTTAATCAAATCTTGAAATGTAATAATATCTTCTGTATCTATCAATTTTGAATATTCAAGTTCGTCATCGTCAAAGTAGAGGGGGTTTACTCCCGCTTCACGAAAAACACGTTCCAAAGTGAACCCCATAGTGTCAAACTCTTTTAAGATAGATCTCAAAAGATCATCATCTAGATTTTCTAGACAAAACTGAAACTTACCCGCGGAAAACTCTAGTCTTTCCGTGTAATTACCTTTGACGAAAACATTTTCTTTTATAAATTCTTTTAGATACGATTCTTTCATAGATTTGATTCCGTAGTCATCTAATAGATATTTAAACCCGGACGAAACCTTTTTAATGAATCGTCGTTTTTTATTCGATAGAGGCATTGTTATAGTATTAGTTAAAATAATATCTCTAAGATGAATTATGAAGATAATTCGAAATATATGTCCACACCAAAAAAGACTTATTCAGTGTAGTGTGTGTAATGGGGGTGGTATATGTATACACGGTGATATAAGAAGTATATGTCGCAAGTGTGTATATTCTGAAAAGTGTGAACATGGGTATTCTAAAAAGGCTTGTAGTATATGTTCAAATAAATAATTTCTTTGAGTACTATAAGATGGATCGTAAAATTTTGATTCTGGGTATAACCTTGACGGTGGTTATACTTTTTTTAAGTTTCAGGAAAGAGGGATACGAGGAAGAGTTGAAAGAATGGCAAACGCAAACAGAAACCTTACAAAATGAAACTATCGAAGTTGATCAATCTTTCGACATAGATTCGTTCATAGACAATGTGAGGAGTGTACAGGAAAAACAAGAAAATTCAGATGATGCTTTGGAAGCATTTTTTGAGGCCGCGGGGGAACTTGGTGTTTTAGGAACATCTTCCGATGATGCCAGCGAGGCGTATGCGACTAATTACAGAAATCAAATCCAATATA